ATGAATGATTTGAACCAGCTTTTTGAACAGATCGCCCGCGACGAGTTGTTTATCAACACGCTCGAAACCAAAGGGCATGACAGCAAAGATTTTCATGATGTTGCTGTATGGGGCTTAAAAGCCGCCTTGCGCCGCGCCTATGAAGCAGGGGCGCAGAGCACGGCCAAAGGCAAATAACCCGATTTACAATGCAAAAGAACCGCCGGGGCATCATCGCCCCGGCTTTTTTGTGTCAGATGTTGGAAATGATCAGCTCACCAAACGCACGACGGCTTTCAGCCCGTCTGGCAATTGAATAATTGACCTCGGTGGCCTCAATTGAGAACCCGGCAAAGATTTCACGGATCTCTGGCACGTCGTTAAGAGACAGAATAAAGCGCCCCGAGAGGCCTCTTAGAAGCTCTGACAGTCTCTCAAAATCAGCCCGTTCAAAGACGTTTTTCCCGTAATCGTTCTCGCCCCCGAAATAGGGCGGGTCGAGATAAAACAGCGTCTCTGCACGGTCGTAGCGCGTGATGAAATCACCATAAGGCAAACATTCAATCACCACACCCGACAAGCGCGAATGCAGATCATCGAGCATTGGCCCCAGCTTGGTGATGTCGAACCGTCCCGGTCGTTCGACCGACACCCCGAAATTGCGGCCCGAAACCTTGCCACCAAACGCTGTGCGCTGAAGATAAAGGAAACGGGCGGCGCGTTCGAGGTCGGTTAATGTGGTCGGATCGGTTTTGACTAGGCGTTCAAACTCCGCCCTGGTCGTAATCTGAAAGCGCATCATCTCCATAAACGGCACGTAGTGGCGCTGGAGGATGCGATAAAAGGTGGCCAGTTCGCGGTTTATGTCATTGATGACTTCAGCCTTTGGTTGCCGGATTCGGCGCAAAAATACGCCGCCCATACCCACAAAAGGCTCTGCATACGTGGTGTGATCGATCTGATCGATCATTGCCACCAAACGCTTGGCGAGGTTGCGTTTGCCCCCAAGATAGGGGGCAACCGGAAGCACGGGTTTAACTGTTTGTGTAGACATTGGTTTTACAGGCTTTAATCTGGCCGCGCCGTTGCAACGGTGGGCGGGGCGATTTTTGTCGTGGGAGCTTGACCCTCCCGGTTCAGGGTGCGTCAACACCCTGACCCCCGCCTTTTTAGACAGGGGTAATTTTATCCTCAATCCTCACCCACGCCTGATCCATCGACTTGCCCCACTGGCTTTGGGCGATGAAGTGATAGGTGCTGGCGAGGTCGGCATAGCCCATAACGCTGTCCTGGCGGTTATCAAGCACATAAACCCCGCGATCCGTGTTGATCATGAGAACAAGGTGGCCGGTGCCGGTTTCGGTTTGGCAGTACGCCACCGCCTGGTGTTGCCAGGCGATCCCTTTTTTGATCAGGTTTTGCGAGCACCACAGGGCGAAATCCTCGCAATCCCCTTCAGGTCGTTTGTTATCGGGAATGCTCCAATATTCCTGCTTGTGGTACTTGTCGATGTCCGCGCGGTAGTCAAAGCCGGTGCGGGCCTGCCAGTGAACATCTTTAATAATGCCCCATAGCGGTCGGGTGAGTTTTAGCTGCATTGATCGGCCTCCGGGTTGCGGGCGCAAAACTCGGTCGCGCCATGCAGCGGCGCGTGGCTGCCCGATGTGATAGGCCGTCCGCCGGGTGGTGGCAGTTCCGGGTCGCAGCCCGCAAGGGCAAGCAGCCCGGCCATCAGGCCGCAAAGCAGGGCATACGGGGCAAAACAGCGGCCAAACGCTTTGTCTGTCATTTCTCCCCCCTACGCCGTGCGTTTCCAGTGATAGACGGTGGTTTCGGTAGTGTCTGCCGCAGTTACCGTGGTGGTGCCGATCAACTCCCATGTACCGGGAGAGGTTGGCGCAGTGTCATTGACTGTCGCCAGAACCTGACCCGGTTCAGACTGAACCGCACCATCTGCCTTTGTCCCCTGTGCTTTTGTCGCGAATTTTTTAAAGCACAGCTCAAGCGTCTGTCGGAGATCGTGTTTCATTTTCACGCCCACCTCACAAGCTGGTTGTTAGGGGTAATCAACAGGTGTTCGCCGGTCGCATCGAAATGCGCCTGATCAAAGGCGGTGATAATCGCGTGAATGCGGTCATTGCAGAGCACATTCATGTGAAAGCGATTATCGATTTGCGCGGGTGTCACGATGTTCCCGGCTTCATCCATTTCCGGCTGGGTGATTTGCAACCGGCCAATCGGCACCAACTGCCATTCGTGGGTGGCGGCGATCCAGTTCTGCCCGTCGTGAAACAGGCTGTCTGATTGGGTTTCGCCGGTCTGTTCATTGGTTACGGTGGTGGACAGGGCGGCAATCATTGCGGCCTCGCTTGCGGCAATAAGGCACAGGTCAAGGTTCAGTGGAGAAATCATTTCGTCACCATTGCGTTTAGGTCACTGTCAGAAAGGGGAAGATTGTATACCGCGAACCTTTTGATGGTGAGTTCGCTCTGCGGCCCCCACCACAGCTTGCCGAATAAAATCCGACATAGACCTGGCGGATATCTATTTTCAGCGGAAGTAGTTTGCAAAGGTGAGCTCGCACTTTTTACCGAAAGTGTTTCATGTTCGGTGCGCAATACTGTCAGTTCATCGCTGGCATCAGCGGTCGTGTCACAAAAAAGACGGTCTGTACCGACGCGGTAGCTCGACCGGATATCTTTGACGTCCCCGTGTCGAAACTCGTATATTTCAATCGTGTTTGTGTTTGTGTCGTCGTAGACCTGCATTAGATTGGTCGCACTGTCAGTTCCAAGCGGACTGAACGCGTCGATTAAAAATGTATGGCCCTTCGCGTTGCTATCCCATCCTTCAAAAGGGATCAGCTCGGTCAACTTTAGGTCTGCCCAATGAATATCGGTATTTGACGCCACGCTGTCAGCACGCAGATGCAGTTCAAGCGTGCCGTATGGAATGGTGATGTCACCTGCATAACCGGGATTGATTTGCCTGTGTCCCAATTTGACGCCACCCGCACCGATGAAATGAAATGATCGGGAATAGCCATTATCTGCATTAAATAGCAGACGAAAACGCTTGCCCTGCCATGAAGCAGGCACGTCGATACCCGCGATGACTGCCCCGGTCGTAGGACTGAAAACAACCAGCCCGCGCGTCTCATCTTGGGAAATTACACAGTCGTTTACAGGAAAAACGCCATTAATCGATGCAGTGAAATCCTGGTCAAATACGATAGTGCTTTCGACAGGGCCTATGGTCAAAACATCCGCAGTGGTTACAGCAGCCGCGCCCTGCGTAATAACAGGGACAAATGACGGAGCCGCACTGACTTCGCACTGATTAAGGATGAACCAAACAGTCGATCCCGCCTCCGCGATAATTGCGCACTTACCTGATTTATTGTCAGGCAAATCCACAGTTTTGTGAATACGTTCGTACCCAGTGTTTGTGAAGTTTTGAGCGCCAAAACCACCGGCCATATCAACTCTGCCGCCATTGGTGGTACGGCACCATGCGGAGATTGTCGTTACTGCGCCGGGGGAACCCGTGTTCCCATCAACCAACACGAAAACAGACGAGCTTCCCAAGCTGTTATCCACCTTGAAAACATTCCCGTTTAAGGTGCCTTCGCGCAGCAACTGTTTCAGAATGTGAATTTTGCCCAGTTCTTCGGCATCATCCTGAACACTCACAATGGCGTTTGCATCACCATAAGGCCCTTGAATGCCGGTTAAATCTGTCGGGGTAGCGTTCCAGTTCGCGCATGAACTGCGGTAAGCCGGTAAGGTCAATTTCCCCTTATACTCTTGGGTTTCCGGGTCGAACCAATCACGCTGCGTGCCATTTTCGACCATTGTGTATTGGCCGCGTGCATTGAATCCAATGCCTTTACCGGGCCGCGAAAATTCAAAAGGCGCGTCCAGCGGTTGTCCCGGAACAGCCAGATCAAACAGGCAGGGAGGCGTTTCGCTCCGCCATGCCGGTTCGGTCGGAATGGCTTTGAGCAATGCTTCCTCATAAAGCACCTCCCCAAGTGACGCTAAACCGATCAGGATTGAGGACAGGGCCGGTGTCAGCAATGTTTGCTGAAGGCTGACCGTGGTTTTATCGGTCCCGGCCACGTAGGACGCCACCGACACCACGCTATGGATTTGGGTGGTGCCGTGCATCAGGCGCAGGACAAGGCCCGACAGGTATTTGGTCGTCTGATCGCCCGGTACGGTGAAGCTCTGGGCGTTGACGTAAGTCGGCACGTCACCCGAGGCGATCCATGTCATGTTTTTCAGGCTGTCAAATTTGACATTGCCTTGCGCATCAAGCGCGACATTCAGGCGCTCATTCAGGGTCGCGCGCGATCCGCGTGCGGCCGTGACCTCGTTTTTGGTCGTGGCCAGCGACAGGTCTTCCTGTGCCTTGATGCGGTCATTCAGATTGTTTTCATTGCCCCGAATAGCGCCAAGGACACTCTCGAGATCCTGCTGCTGCGTGTTCGGTAGGTTGGGATCAAATGCCATTGTTAAACCACTCCTTGCGCATGCCAGGTAAAGCGGGTGCCGGTTACACCGCTGACCTGAAAACCTGTTTTGGTGACTGAATTACTGATCAGTTTTGCCGTGCCGTCTTCTTCGGCCACCACCACAACGGTGGGCACGACGGCGAATTTGCGGGCAAAACTGACGTCCTGGGGCATGTCATCGAGGGCGATGATACCGCTGCCTGCATCAACCTCGTCGGGTGCATCACAATGGATGGTCATGTCAGAGGCATAGGCCTCGACCACCCAGCTTTGAGAGCGGGTTGAGACCCGAATGTGGCCATAGCGCGCCGTGCCTTCAAAATGACCGATGACGGGCCGGGCATCGCTTAAATCCGGCTCCATGCCCAGTTCCAGCACCACACCAATGGTGGCGTTGTCAGGTTTGAGCACGGACGGGCTGCGGGTGGCCAGGACGGCGGGCGGTACGTCGGCCCAGTTGATGACCCCGCTAAAATCAACGATCTCCGCTTTTTGATCAGACCACCAGACGCCCGTCAAATCCTCGCCGAAATCGATAATGTCGGATTGCCATTCGGCGGCTTCCGTCAGGCGCGGGCCGACAAACCATGCCGGGGGCAGACTGGCGAGATCAGAAGGGGAAACTTCCTTTAAATCCCACATGCCGTTAAAGACCTCGATGTCGTTGGAGCCATCCGGGATTGACCAGGCGGTGCCAACAATCGACGGGCGGCGGATTTGGTTGCTATCGGTACGGCCAATCGAGCCGGTGAAGGCTCCGCCGTCGGTTGAAACCGGGAAGCTGGCCACCGCATTGCGTGCCCAGGCACGGTTTTGCGTCAGGCTGCGATCAATGGCATCCGATGCAGTGCCCTGAAAATTCACCGCGCGCAGGGTGAAATGATACGTGCCTGCCAGCGGCACTGGCACGGTCGCTGTCGTACCGGCAAATTGCACGGTTTGCGAGGCGGCAAGGCTACCGCCCAGCGAGGCCCCGGCGGAAACCGGTGTGGCAATCGTCAACTCAAACAGATCGGCATCATTTTGCGGATCGACGCTGATCGTGGCCGAGCCATTGGCAAAGGCCAGCCGCACATTCGATGGCGTTGCCGGTTTGGGAAGCTGGCCCGAGACAAACAGGGTTTCGCTGGCACTCTCATTGATCGACAGCCGGTTGCCGGATGGTGACACCGCCACCACCCAAACCTGATATTGTTTGCCCTGAAGCTCGACCGGGATGGTTATTTTGGCTGTCGTAACCGGGGCGTAAAAGATCGGGCTTTCATCCTTCAGAGCATAATAAACCTGATAGCTTGAGACCAGACGGCCCTCGGCGGGACGCCATGAAACGACCAGGCTGCTTTGGGTGACATTGCCCAGCCGCACGACCTTTTCGCTTACGGAAAGGTCAATCACCGCCGCCGGGGGCGAAATGTCGCCTGATTGCGGTGGTTGCACGGTGTCAGGGATCACGACCTGATCGGCAAGGTGGATTTCGGGGGCGGCGTCCACCAGTTCGACCAGCGCATGAAAATCATCATGCCGGGCGATATTCTTGACCAGCATGTCGCGCAGTTCGTAACCGACAATGCCGAACTGAAAGTAATTGCCCGCGACCGGAGCACTTTCGGGATCTGCAAAATCGCGCGGGGCGACCGGGTTATCGAGCGTGAGTGTGACATATTCACCGGTTTCATGCGTGACGGTGCTATATGCCGTGCCGCCCTTGGCCAGCCACATGCGAACGCAATAATCATGCTCCCCGTCAAAGGGTACGGGCTGATCGAGCGTTACGGAGGTCACGTTCCCCATTTCATCATGGGAAACCGCTTTAATGCGCCCACTGGCCACCCCGATTTTGGGCACCGGGTGGCTGACACCAACCATACTGCCCAGACCAAAGCGCAAATGCTCGTGGCCAACAATCGCGGTGGTGGTTTTTTGCCGCAACCGGGCAACCGCAAACCAGTAACGGCCTTCGCGCCAGGCCATGTCATCGCCGTCACAGCCTTCAAGCTGAAGGACTTCAAACAGAGTTGAGTTATTGGCGTCAAAGCCATCGCGATAGACAATCAGTTCACGGTCGTTTTCGGCCATGTCGCGCCATTGCACCCGCAAGCCATGCGGCAAATTAACAAAGGTGCGTTTGCGGGTCAGTGATTGGCAGTTTTCCGGGCCAAGATAGGAAACGCGCACCGGCTCCGGGTCTTCCCACACCACGGAATATTTCCCGGCAATCATTACCAGTTGTGCCCGACACGACGACAGTATGTCCTGGGCGCGCCTTGTTGCCGCCCGACGATCCCGGAAATAGCCGCAATAGCGAAAATAGGCGGTGTCTTCCGATTCCGGGTCGATGGCATCGGGCAGATCGCTATGCGGGGGCTTGCGGGCACAAAAATCGGCCAGGCCCAGCCACATCGGCAGGTCGATCTTTTCGACCCCGCAAGGCTGGGCCACCGCTTCACCCATCAGGCACCAGAGTGCTGCCCATGCCGGGTTTTTGGTTTCCTTCCAGTCCCATGTTTGTGTGTCGCGGTCATAAACCGGGAGCAAGCGCGACGCCCTGACACTGAAACGATCCAGCAGCCCCTGAAGCTGATCCCCCGCCTTGGCGCGAAAGCTGATGGTGGCAATGCCCTTTTTGCTGATTGGCGGTTTGTGGAGGATGTTTTTCACCGCCGTGATATACAGATCATCGCGGACACGCGGGCTGTCGCTATCAGCCGTTAACCGCCTTGTGCGGATCGCGTACCGCCCGTGCGACGGCAGTGGTATCCGTACCGACCGGCGCACCGAATTCTCACTGGCCGCCGTCATCGACAGGCTGATGCGTTCAATGTTGGGCGCCGACGTCATATAGCTGATCTCGGGATCGTCATACATCATCCAGTCGGGATCAGACGCGGGGAAATTGTTCGGTATCCATTTCGAAGGTGTGCCCCGTGGCACCGTCACCCAATAGGTGCCAAGATGCACGGCTATTTCGAGACGTTTCCCGACGGGAGGGGTGATCGTATGGGTCTGCGACCCGCCGGGGGCAATCTGGCTGCTTTGCCAGACCATGATAAAACTTGAGGGAAATATGACCCCCACCAGATCATTGCGATCCGGATCGTAGGTACGCACATAGACCTGATACTGATAACCCGCTAACGGGTGAGAGCCGAAATAAGAGCCTGCGCGCGAAAAAAGTGTGATCGTAACGGGACCGTTCACCGGGTAGTCGGTGCGGTAAACCGCCCAGCGTTCACCAGCGGGCACGAAAACACGGGTGAGAAAGCTGCTCGCTTCCGTGGGGGCCGCCGAACTGGGGGCAGAGACATATTCCTCATCGACATCAAGGCGCTTGATGTCGATCTTGGCTTCGACCGTGCGGTTCTGGCGATTACCGTTGTCGTCAAAATAGACCAGCCCGGTGCAGGCATAGTCAATCACCAGTTCGTCGGCCTCGCGGCTCTCGACAATCACCGGGCTCTGGTTGGTGATGCGAATGTTATAATTGTCGGTCTGCGGCTGATCGGCAAACAGGGTTGATGGCGCATCCTCCATCCAGCCTTCACGATATTCAAGCTCGACATTTTCAAAATTCGCCACCGGGGTGGTGCCAAAACGCGGCTCGGAAAACCGCATTGGTCCATAGCCGCAGCCCAGCGTGACGCGGGCATAAACATCATCGCCGACATTTTCGGTAAAAAACTCCGTCACGCGCGGCGGCGTGATGCGCTTGATGCCAAAAAGCTGCGGGATCGGGCCATAGGGATCGGGGTCGTTGGCAACGCCATCCAGCGACCATGTGGGACTTTCCGTATTGCGGCTGAAATCACCGCGTGCCGCCGAAATATTGGCGGTCGGGGGTGGTGCAATCGAATTGATCAGGATATTGCCAACAGCTGTGACGGCGGCACCGGCAGCAGCACCAATGGCGGCAGAGGCAGCAGGGCCATAACCTGCTCCTGCGGCCCATCCAGCAGTTGCGCCACCTGTGTAAATCGAAACCGCGATCACGACGATGGTTAGTAAGATGCGTACCGGACTCTTGCCACCACCGCCTTTGCCGGGCCGCAAGGTCACAGCCAGCGACATGCCCGGCTTAACCCGCACACGATACCACAGCTCGGCGGGGATCAGCATTTGCGCCGATGAAATATTCCAGTCGCCGAGCCAGACCTGCACGTCAAGCCCACCGAGCGGACGTGCCTGGTCATCGATTAAGAGTTCATCAATCTCACCACGTTGGCGCATCTCGCACAGCATCTCGGCAATGGTTTTGCCCTGTGCTGGCAAGACATGCTCGACTGGCATCGGATTAAAAACAGATTTGCTCGCAAGAACGCGAATAGTCTGATTTTGCAGGTTGTTCATCTGCTCGGGGATTTTAGACATGACAGCCCTCGCAACCCTGAATAGTCTTTGACAACAAATTCAAAAAAGGGGCGTTGAAATGCGAAGTTTGATTACTGTTATGTGCCTTTTGATGTTGACGGCCTGCGGGGCAAATAGCCTTCAAGATTTGAAGGCAAGCTCTTATCACCGAACAACAATTGTCGATGGTAACTACCAGGATGTTTTCAGGTGTTATACGCCGTACATGTATGGTGGCCGTGGCCACATTTACACAGAACGCAAGGTTGCGGAGCACGTTTACGCGACTAACGGCACTTGGTATGGAGTTGCTCAATTTACGCAGGTCACGCCAAATAGCACCAAAATCGAGATGTGGCACAAAATTGAGAGCATCATTGATCGTGATTATGCTTGGGCAGTAGGCTGCGCACAAAAGTCCTGACCCCATCACGCCCCTCCTTCAAAGGCATAAAACCCCTCAATGCGGCTTTCCGGCCATGCCGGGGCGGCCAGACGCTCACAAATGACCCTACCGGCGTCATCATCGGCATGAATGATCAGGCCGTCGCCGCAAACCACCGCGACATGCGAAGGCACACCGCCGGTCAACAACATCACCACACAGCGATCTTTCGGCGCATCGAGCTTGTGCCAGAGCGGCATTTCCCCGGCAAACAACCGGGAAATGCCGCGCACATCGCGCGGCTCGAAGGCGTAATCAAGCAGGGGCAATTCATTCCCAGCCTCGGTTTTTTCAATCAACCAGTGCAACCCATAACAATCCACCCCGTCAAAACCCCGTCCGCGTTTGGCAAAGGGAATGCCGACATATTTCCTTGCCCAGGGGCTGATCCCGACAATCATGATCAGACCTTTCTCGTGAAAATGTTGGGTGCAATCGAGGCATCCCAACTGTCTTTGGGATGCGGTTCGCGGGTCATATGCGGGTCCATCACAAGGGTGCCCTTGATCTCGCCCTGGTCATAACTGGCTTGCTCAAGCTCCAGCGTGATGGGGCCATATTCGGTCACATCGGGGCGTGCAGCCGAAAAGACCGACAGGGAAAACAGGGGTGAAACCGACATGGTTTCAATCGCGTCCGCAATCGGGGTTTGCCCGTTATCATCGGGAAAATTTGACATCGCCAGATCGATGCGCGGCATTTCATCCGCCGTTTCATCGGGCAGGTTCAAATCAAACGGCAAGGCAACATAGGTTTTGCCAAGACGTTCGAGATCCTCGGTGTTGTTGATCACATGCAGGGTCTCGGCCATTTCGGGATGCGAAATGTCAAGCGCGGTCAGGAAAACCTCGTCAATCTCCTGCTGTTGCACGGCCTTGGTGGCTTCCGGGCTTAAACGACCAATTTTCTCAACCACGTTCAAACTCCAGCTCATATGTCACTTCCCATTCCTGGCCGTTTTTGACCGGTTTGGGATCAGGGTTGGCATCCTTGCGAAACCAGAAGGTCAGCAGCGTGTTGCGGCGCGGATGAAGGAAAGAAAACGGCAACAGCCCACCCTCCAGCGTCTCCCAAAACCACGTCTCAAAAATCGCAACCTCGCTGCGTTTCATCGGTACCGTCACGGTCAAAGACTGGCGAGGCGGTTTTGTGTACCGCTTCATGCGGCGCGGCTTACCGCTATCCGTACTGCTTTCAAAAAAGTTGGAAACCCAGCTTTCGCGATAGCCATTGATCAGCGGGTCGGATGGAAGAGATGCGGGATAGCTTTCAACCATGTCTCACCTGTTGATCAATGATTGAGAGGTATTGAATTGCGAGCCGATTTGCTTGCCGAGCGAGCCATTGGCAATGTCATTGGCGATCATCGGTTTCAGCAGGATATAAAGCTGCTGCGCACCATTCTTCGTGCCTCGGCTTTCCACCGTCGGCTGCGCCATCTCCTGCCCGGTCTGGTTTTCAAGCGTGACCTCGAATTTCGGTTCCAGCATAATCATGCCGGTATTTCCGCCGATTGAGCCGCTCCGGCCAGCATTGAAAATGTGCCGCGGATTGTCCGCAGTCAGGACTTCCTCGTCGTCTTTAAGCACCGCTGCAAGCTCGCCCGGTTTCAGGCCGGGAATACGGCCAGTATGAAAACGCGGGGCATTGTCAAACAGGCTATGGGGCAGCATACGCGGGTTTTCCCCGCCATTACGTGCCATGCCGCCGGAATGGAAAGACCCGATCGCCGATGTATTCACCCCGGTGCGACCACCATTGTAATGTGCAGATGTGCTGTCGAAATTCGTCGTACCGCCAAAGCTGAAACCACCAATAAAACTGGTCAGAAAATCACTGGCAAAACCGGCAATCGGCTTGGCAATTTGCTGCTGGTAGATCATGCGCAAAATGTCATTGATAATGCTGTCAGCCATGTCGCCAAAGGCCTGCGAGAAGGTTTTGGTGCCGCGCGTCAGGCCGACAAAGGCGTTTTCTCCCGCCCGGTTGAAATTTGTCAAAGCGCGTTCGGTCTGGCTGGCCATATCGCTGGCTTCTTCGCCGATCTCGCGCAGGCCCCGCTTTAACCCCGCCTGCCAGTCGGTCGAGCCCTGTTCGATCAGGTACTGGTAAACCTCGTCGGCTTCCGCCTTGAATTCGGCATAGCCTTTCTGGTTGGCATCAAGCCCCTTGAGGGCTTCTTCGTACCACTGCTTCGCAGCTTCAATGTTGCGCTCCTGGGGCGACAACAAATCCAGATAACCCTGCTTGATACGCTTGATCGCATTGGCGTGCGCGGTTTGCTGCTGGGCGGTGATGACCGGCGCGGTGTTCCCGCCTCCCGGATTGTTCTCAATGCCGGCACCGGGCTCTGGCTTGGTAACGGGGGCAGGTTTTGTTTCAGCAATGCGTTTCTGATAACGCTGGGCAGCACGGCTCGCTACGTCATCGATCACGGGTGTTGCCAGATCGGCGCTCGCTTTCCAGGCATCTGCCAGCCAGTCGCGGTTGAAATTGCCCTCAACGGCCCTGTTGATCTTCTCGCCAAGGTCTGCGCGTCCCAGCTCCTCGGCAGCGGCAACACCGATTTCCTTAAGGGCTTCCTTGGCAAATTCGGTTGTCTTGCCAAAAAATTCGCCAATCTTGTCGGCGACCTGACCAGCGGTTTCCACCAGCCATGTGTAATATTTGCCAATGGCGTCAAACAGCCATTTGAAATTCAGATACAGGTCGTCAACCAGCAGGCTGCCAATGTCGCCGACACTGACAAAGGCCCCGATCATGGCGTTGATATTGCTCTTGGCAATTTCGGCAATTTTAATCCACAGATTGCCAAGTTTTTGTGACCAGCCGCCACTGGCATAGTCCTCCGCCGCCTGCCAGGCGGTCGCGCTGGCGTCGGCCATCCAGCCATAACCGGCCACCACGGCATCGCGCGTCATCTCCCACGCAGCAACTACGTAATCGGTCACGGTGGCGGTCTTGCCGTTAATCTTGACCGTCTCATCGCCAAAGGCGACAACAGCCGCCGTTGCAACCCCCAGCGCAATCGCGATCGCCCCGACCGGCGTAAAAGCAAACGCGGCCAGCCCTGCCGCTGCCCGTAAAGCCGCACCCCCAATGCTGATCAGGGTTGATGCGGTTTTGACAGCTGCGATACCGGCCAGAACGGATAAAACCTCATGCCCGTTTTGAATTACGAACTGCAAACCATCGCTGGCCAGCGCGGTGCCCTGTGCCAGCAGTTCACCAAAACTGACAGCAGCCTGCTCGATCTCCGGGCTTTTCAGAAGATCCGTAATCTCGCGGATTTCGGTTGCGAGTGTCTCCCCAAAACCCGATGTGTAGGCGGTATTGGCGCTGTCCGTGATGACATTCATCATGCGGTTCCATTCGGAGCTCGCACGTCGTGTCGCTGATGGCAAAGCCTCGCCATAGGTCTTGCGCAACTCGGCAGCAAATTTCGGCAGGAAGTCTTCCGCCGTCACCTGACCGAGTTCCAGCATCTTGCCCAGTTCCTGCGTCGAGACATTCATCGCCCGCGCGGCAATCTGAAACGCTCCGGGAATGCGCTCGCCCAGTTGGCCGCGCAACTCTTCGGCCTGAACGGTGCCTTTACTCATGACCTGCGTGATTGCGGTTAGCGCGCCCTGGGTATCGGCAGATGATTTATTAAGCACCACCATCGCTTCCGACACCGCTTCAAAAATATCCCGCGCCGGTTGGCCCTGCAGCACAGTGCCTTTGGCCGCTGCTGCAACCTGGCTATATTGGTCGGTGGTGGATTGAAGCGCGAGACCCAGCCGGTCAGCCTGGGTTCGCACATAATTCATCTCGGCAGCGGCTTTTTCATGTGTGCCTGCAACCGATAGCAGGGTGCTTTCATAGCCCTCAAAGGCGTTGCCGGTCTGGTAAATTTGGCGCACCAAAAGGCCAAGACCCAGCGTTGCAACCGCATTGCGCATGTTCAAAAACATGCCCGTCACATTGCTGGTCTGCGCTGACAAATGGTCAAAGCCCCGCCCGGCGCGACCGGAACTGTCCCTCAAACGGTCAAGCTCCGCACGCGACAGGCGCAGATCACCCACAAACCCCCTGGAATCGGCGCGCAAACGTGCGGTGATGATCAGATCACTCATGACCTACCTCGCACGCAACTCGGCAAATTTGGCGATTGCCGCCTGTTCCATAATTCGCAAATCGGCGAACAGCTCGGGCGTGATTTTCAATTCCGCCCACCGGGCCGCCAGTTCGACCCCGGCATAATCCAGCCCATAGGGCGCACCATTGGTCGCGAGCCGCCATTGGGTTGCAGCCACCAAAAACAGTTCCACCGCAGGCCAGTTTTCGGGCCGCACGGCGAATTCGCTGTTCTGTTTTTGCTGCTGTGAAAGCCATTGCGAAATCTGGTCCTCTGACGCGCCCCAGGCACGCATATCGTCAATCAGGGTGTCGGTATCGATGCTGGAATGCTGCTCGCCTGCCGCCCACTGGCGAGCAGCCCCAATCAGTTTTTTGTTTTCTGCCCCGATAACCCTTTCCAGAATTCGGTAATCAAAGGCAGGGCGACATAGGGGATTTTGATCAACGTTTCGCGCAAATCGTCGCTAAAGGTTTCGACATTGCCCTCTTCATCTTTGATACCGTCGCAGTCGATAAACACGCGACGCAGCAACACCCGGTCTTTGTGCGTATCCGCGTCTTCGTAAAGCTGTTCGGCTTCCTCGCTATCAATTGCATCGAAGGTCGCCATAAAGCTCTGTGCGGTGAAACCACCATTGTCGTTTGGTACCTTCACCTCGATTTTGCGTTTGAAGGTATGGTTCTCGCGAAGAACAAAAGTCATTTTGGAAACTCCATTAAAAGCGGTCTGAAAGCCCTCTTAATGGGCTTTGAGAGATCAATGATCAGGTGCGGTCAGGTGAATGTGAGCGTGATTTCGTCATCACCTGCATCGGGTGTAGGCGTCAGAGCCACAGCCAGCAGAACGGTACCGTCCTCGTTGCTCTGGCTTGGCGTTTTAAGCTGCACCTTGGGCATGTCGATGGTCACGATATTGCCCGCATTGGTGCCATGAACCAGTTGCAGCGCATCAAGCGTTGCGTTCTTGGCCAACGCATAAAAGTTCTTGGTGGCAATTGCCGGTTCTTCAAAGGTGGCCGATCCGCTCATCTTGCGGTCGGAAAACTTCACTTCCTCGGAATTGACGCGATCCCGATGATTGATGGTATTGCCAAGATTGAAGGTAAAGGCGGTCATCACCGCCGCATAGCCATGCAGATTGAAGGTCGGGGTGTTGGCGTTGTTGACCGGCAGGGCCGGAATGAAGGCCGAAAAATCACTGGTTGGCAGGGCTGCCGATGACGGCTCCGTCCAAAGCCCGGTAAAGCTGAACTTGAACACCGGCAGGCTGTCAGCGTTCATTTCAGCGGTGACATTGCCCCGCGCGCCGATCAGCTTGAACAGATTGCCGTCGCGATGGAAATAGATCGATGCCGACTCTTCATCCTCGGAAATCGGGTTGTAAGCAACAGATACGCCAGCATCGACAACCTCGGCCATCGCGCAGGCGCGGAGCAACGGCCCAAAGGCGGGGGCCGTGCCCGCCACCCCGGAACCGGCAATCTCGACCGTAAATTCACAGGTAACGTGCGACCCAACCGGGATTGACGGGCTGGAGCCCAGGGTCTCACGCATCAGCCCGCGATCCAGTTCCTCGCCCGCCAGCGGGGTGACGGTTGCTTCCGAAACCTGAATCGCATTGGCCGCCCCGGTCGGGCTGGCGTCCGTGCCGTAAGTCGTTTCCAGCTTGGCCAGAATGACCGTCTTGCGCCATTTGAGGCTCATGGGGTGTTACTCCTTGTCCTTTGCAGGCTTTGCAACCGGCTTTGGTTTCTCGCTTTTGACCGGCTTGCCCATATGCTCGATGCGCGTCACATCACCGGTCTTGCTGTCTTTCTGATACCGCCCGCCCTTCATGACCGGCTCCTTTCCCTAAAAATCAGGCGCGAAATTCATCGCGTGCCTGGTACGTGTCCTGCCAGAAGGCGACGCCCTCTTTAAAACCCAGCATTTTGCCCTGTCGCAGACCAAGCGGTTCAAAACCATTGCCCGGTTCCCAGCCGATCAGGGCAGTGCGGACTTGGGCCTGCAAATCCTCCAACTCGTCCGATGTCTTTTCGCCGGTGGGGTCATTCGCTCCCTTCACACACAGGACCACGGCAACATCCGCAGTTACATTCTGTACAAATGCGCCGACCGCACGGGTATTGGGTGTGGCACTATCAGCCGCCAAAAAAACGAAGGCGGCAGGAAACCGCACCAGACTGCCCCTGATCGCAGCGAGATCAAGCGCGCCGCGCACTTCACGAAGCTCGGGTATTTCGGCCTTCAGACGATCACGGATCAGTGGTGCGGGATTCGCCATAATCTCAAAACCCCATCCTGCGCGGATCGGTCATCACCGGCAGCGCATCCCCCCATTGCGGCTCATCGTCGCTGGGGATACGGCCATCGAGGACAACTTTGCCATCGGCAATCGATTGCAGCATTTTGATCGCGTCATTACGGCGATTACGAACCTCCTCGGGTGCACCCCACGGATGCAGCGCATACAGGATCAAATCGCAGGCAATAGAGGTCAAAAGAGCGGGCGGGTTTGAAAGCGGCAGCTCATAACGACCTGTCAAATAGCCATCGATCACCCCGTCGGCTTCGGCAATAGCTGCCTCAATCACGCCGGTATCCGCCACCCCGTCGCCATCGCGGTCGGCCAGCCGGGTCAGCTGATCCGCCCCGATGCGATTGCCAAGGTCGGTTGCGCTGACATAGGGCATGTCAGGCTTCCTTAACCACGAGATTGGGTTCAGCAAAAATGACCCCGATCTGATCATCGGTCAGGTCGCAAGTTTTCAGCGTCACCGGCTCCCGGCCAAAGCGCAGGCCAGCCCGGCGAAATGTCACAAGACCCCGCCGGGTTTTGACCATGATCGCCTCGGGCAACAGGAAGTCCTGGTCATCCTGGCTGTCCGTGTCCTGTTCTTCTTCGCCACCCGTCTGCCCGTCGGCCTGATCGACGACGTTTTCGGCAGTAGCGTCGCCCGCCGTCTTGTCCTGGCTATCACCGGTGTCGGCGTCGGTTTTCACCGCCACCGGGCCGGAGGAAGCTGGTTTTTCAGCTTCCTCCTGATCTTTCTTTTTCGCCGAAGATGCAGATGCCTTCGGTGCTGCATTCCCGCTTTTGCGCGCTGCCATGCTACTCTCCTATTGGGCTTCGCCATCCTGAAAGGACGCCGGATCAGACCGCAGCAAGACGGCGGTTGAGAATGATTTTGGATGTGTTGAACCATTCGTTGGTTTCGCCACCGGCGGCCAACGAATTACCGATCACCTTGCGCGCTGCACCTTCAAGCGTGCTTGGCACCATCGTGTGAGTGTGCGCAAGGCCGAGCGGGCGACCATAATCCCCCAGCAGGCCCTGCAGGCGCAGACGGGCGGCTTCATAATTTTCCGCATTCAGCGTCTGTTTGCTGCGCACGACGAGCTGCCACAGGCCGGGGCCAACATTCACGCGGGCATCAACGCCATACATGAATTTGTCGGTCATAAAGACGTTTGAATCATTCAGGTTCGTGATCGACCGGAAATCATAGTCGCGGCGTTTTTGAAAAATGAACGGCTTGATGAAGCGTGACAGATCCATCACGTACCAGGCAGAACCGGCACCACCCATATCGTTTGAAATGCTGGTTTCCTTGCCATCTGCGTCCAGAACCGGATGATCGGTATCGAACAGGTTCTGCCCGTCATAGCAAAGCGGGTTGCTTTCGATCAGTTCAACCAGCAGCTTGTTGGGATGCGCACGGGCCGAGCGCCCCATTTCCTGAAACAGCGGTCCGTACATCCCATAGGTGTCATCGTCGATCTTGTCGCGCAAAACACCTTCGGTCAGTTCGAACTTGCGGTTTTTGATCGAAAAGTCAGCGCTTTCCAGTGAATGAACAACCCGGTCGCCGATCCATTCACGCAAGTCCGGCAGCGATTTCAGCCAGGGATAGACTTCAACCGCCGTCGTGCTGGGCACCGGGGTTGCGATCATGCCTGCAACGTCATCTTCAGCGCCCAGTGACGAAAAACCCTGCTGAAACGAAGTTTTATAACCCTTGAAAAGGGCTTCAAGATTGGAGGTTGTCAAATCCATAATTACAGTCCTTTCGGGGATATACGGTTAGGCCAGAACGCCGCTGGTCGGATCGACCAGGACCCACACGCCACTGTCATCGACATCATCGACAATGCCCGCGACACTGCGTGCGCTCGACCCATCGGTCTTGGCAACGGTCAGGTCATCCACCGCGTAGCAGGCCTTGCCGATCTCGGCCGTCGTAATCGCATCGGTCGAGGTCGAGTTGGCAAAGCGGAAAATGCCACGCTCGACAGTGGCGAGCAGATCGCCATCCCCGCCATTGCTGTTGTCATACTCGGCCTGAAACACGCCGACCGCGATCAGACCGGTCGCTGTGGTCGCCGGTTCAACAAACCCGCCATTCAAAACGGCCATTGTACCGGCATAAGCGTGCTTCGCAGCGGTCATGCCATATCCGCGTGAATGGCTTGCGCGGCTGGGGGTATTGGTATTCTTCGATGCGGCGGTCATGATCTCATCCTTTCCGCTCTAGCTGTTAAGACCAGGATCGCCCGATCAGGCGTTCGCTTTCGCGTATTCTTCGGGGCTGATCCCCATCTGCTTGCAAACAGCCAGATCGTTATCCGACAGACCGGCAGCACCCGCTTTTTTGTCGGGCTCCTTACCGGCACTTTGCATACCTTTAAGCGCGGCGAGCGGGGTCGCATCGGCAAGATGGGACTTCAGAACCGCAATCGGCTGGGTACGCAGCCAGTCTGCTGTTGCCTTGCCCGCAATGCGGCCATCGGCCATGCCGTCCTCGATCAGGCGATTGCGTTCACTTTCCTCACCACTGGCCTTAAGCGCGGCAAGCTGGGTTTTCAGCTCGTCATAAACCGGTTGCGGCACAGAACCAGCCGGGGTTGCTTTAAGGGCGGCAATGGCAGGTTTGGCGTCATCGCCATCCTTAAGGCCAAGCTCGGCCCGCAGGGCGGCAAGCTGGTCATTGCCAGCTTTCAGGGCGGCAACCGTCTTGAGGGCATTGGTTTCCGTCGTGTCATCGGGAAGCCCAAGGGCTTCGAGCAGGATCTTGAGGTCCATCTCATCGGTCTCCGGTTGGGAATGTTCGCTATCAGAAGGAAGGGCCGCACGCGCTGCGGCCAGCGCACGCTGATCCAGCCCGTGAATGGCCGGGGTGTTGGTCAGCGCAATCTGCAACAGATCAAGCGGGGTGCCGTTTGCGTCATAGGGAAAGACTGGCGACAGATATTGATACTCTTCAGCATCAATCATCGCCTTGGCCGCAGCCGTCCATTTGATCACGCCGTACAGGCCGTCCTCGCGCCATTCCAGCGTTTTCGGATCAACCCAGCCTGATGCCGGGGCAGGTTTTCCATTCTCGGCGGCCATCAGGGTCTGGTGTTCATAATCGATCACGATATTGGTTGAGCGATTGCGCGCACTCGCAATCAGGGCTGTCGCCGATTGCTGGTCAAGATGCCACGGCCCCTGACCCGACATTGCCCCGCGTGGCGCGGAGAATGTGCCAGCAGGCATCAGGCGCTTCAAATCGCCCTGCGCGCGGTCAAGGGACACGGCACAAACAGCAATCTTTGGCATATGTGTTTTGGAAGACGGGTGCGTTTTCATGACCGGCAGTATTGCCGATGGCTCAAAACGCAATAAGGACGCAAGCATTGCGCCCTCGGGGTGATTTCTTCAATTTCAGGGGGGATTTATCCGATGCGACGAACGCTAACCCGAAACATCATCAGGTACAAGTCTGCAAAGCGGGGTATGCCATCAATATTCAGAGGCCTTTAAGAGCGTTTAAGAGGCGTCAGAGGCCATTTAACCCCCTTGCATGCCACAACCATGCCCGGAAGCAGGTAAAAACGCACCTGCGGCGAAAAATCAAAAGCGATTACTCGCCAACCAGCCAGTCACCGATAATATCGGAAATCTCTTTCATATCCTCTCGCGAAAAGCCCAGCCATTCACGCGCAGGGATCCCACGATCCTCATCGCCAAATTGCTGGGTCGCGCCATAAATCCGGTCTGTCCCGAATTCCAGTGCGTCATCAGAAATCTGGTAACGCAGCAAATCGCGCAAATCACCGGTTTCAACAAGGATGCCACCATCACGGCCTTTTTTGCGCTTCTGCTCAATCGTTTTCTCGGCCAGCGGTTCCCAGGCTTTACCCTGGGGATCAATTTCGCGATCAAACCGTTCCCGGTGGGCAAGATCCAGATATTCACCAATATCGGCGAATACCGGTTCAAGATTCTGCCCGCGCCGAAGCATCTCCGCAAGACGCCGCTGAACCACCCGGTCGTCAAGATCAATGTGCAAACTTGCTCCGGCCACTGCTTTCTCCTATAATTCTCATCAGGGTTATTGCACGAGAAGACTGTTTCGCCGAGCTCCCTCATGTGCAAACCGGTTCGGTCGCGGCGACGACCGAACCTAATCTCTCCGATACAGCAAAACGCCGTTGCGAAATTCCCTTATATAATCTTCGCTTGAGGGAAATGTCGTCACACCCGCCCAGCCATCACGCCCCCATTCAAATACCGCAATGCCGGGCTGGGCTTCGCCTTCAATCAAAAAACGGGCAATATAGCGCCGCCGCAAAACCGGCCTGTTTGTCGCCCCGTGAAATTCGCCGGCAATCCATATCTCATCAGGCTCCTTGATGGCTCTGGCCAAAAGCGGCAAAAACCGCGCCCGGTCCTGTTTACCAACCTTCAGCTTGCCGGTACCAGGATGGCGAAACAGCGCATCCGAAATCGCCAGCGGTTCGCCTGCCGCATCGACAAACACTTTCGGCGCATCTAGGCTTGCGCCAAATTCCTTCAAAAAGCTGTCGATATAGATTTCGGGTGCCAACCCCTCTGCCAGCAGGCTACCGGCAAAATCCCGCGCATCCGGCAAGCCATCCGTTGCGGGCCGGTCCGGGAAGTGCCGACCCGGCACCGATTTGATCGGCTGTTCGATCTCGGGCGGTGACATGGGCCTAATCCGGCTCCCGCCAGGCCGATGTTCAAACCCCGGATCAATCCCTTCCGGCAACGTCACCTCGCGCGGACTGGGACCGTTCACGCCAACGGTTTTTGTCACCATCGGAATATCGGGGGCCTGCTCCATCACGGTCAGCCCCATGCGTTCCACATCACGGGCGGAAATCGCGAATTTTTTGCAGGTGCAGCCCCAGCCATTTTGCGGCGACCAGGTATCCCAGAACGGATCATCAAGCGGAATAACCCAGCCATCCTTTGCCAGATGATGCGGTCGCGGATCAGACGATCCCCCGTGCCGGTAAAGCCCGTATGGTCGCCTTTTGCGCAAGGCCGGGTCCGCCATCTGCGCTTCGCGCCCCGCATGATAGGACTGGCGCAGATTGGTCTCGTAAATCACCCGCGTTCGCCAGTTGCGACCGCCTTTGTAATCCCAGCCATGTCGGGCGACGATCTCGTCAAATTCCTTGCGAAATTGCGCAATCGTCAGACCTTCATCAATCATCTTCGTGATCGATGCCTGCAGATCCTCGATCAGCACCATCTTGCTTGCCCCGGCCACCATAAAGCCGTGGTCGTGCTCTCCGCCGTAAAGGTCGGTCCATGCTCTGGTTGGCATGGCCAGCTTGGATCGAAAAAAATCGATCTGCTGTTTGAAAGATACACTGCCATATTGCGCCGATGACGCCATGTCAGAGCCCTTCCATCAGATCATAGCGTCCAGCCAAATGGGCCGCCGCCATTGCCTCGGAGAGCGCATCGGCAAGGCTTCCTGTATCAAGTTCGGCGGTCATTTCCACCAGCCTGTCGCGCAGCACCTCAAGGCTCTCGGCCTCGTCCACAGCCTTGCGGATTTGTTCGATCCATCCCACCGTCGGGTCGGCCTTCATCGCCGCCTCGATCTGGGCGGGCACCGCATCACTGGCAAGAGCCGTACCGGATTTCAGGGCCGCGATCCGCGTTGCCGCGACGCTGGTCTGATCAGCGGGGGCGCTTTCTCCCGGAGCTGCTTCTCCCGGGGCAAATGGCGCGGGCCTGGCTTTCGCCTGCAAAACCTCATCCACATCCGTTGCGGTCGGAATGCCCGTTTTTTCATGCACCCACCACATCGGGATTTTCATGCCCATATCAACAAAGGTCGGCAGCGTGTCAGAAAGGGTTTTGTAATCCTCGGTCTCGTCGGTATCGAGCCAGAATTTCGGCGCGCGGTTGATATCCTCGATCCCGAAATTAAGTACCGCCATCGGCCACAGGATATCGCGCCGGATCGTCCCGGCCAGTTGACGCACGTCCGACCGGATCAGACTGTTAAGGCCGCGCTCATGCACATTTCCAAGCGCGTTGGTGTTTGTGCCTTCACCAGTACCGCTGGTCAGTGTTCCGCCCAGGATGACTTTGGCCTTGGCCCGCTCACACCAGTTCATCATCGCCTGATAGACATCTGCCCGGCCTTCGGCTGCAGTCAGAAAATCAATCTTCATGCCTTCCGGAATAATGCCCGCAGCAGACTGACCAAGCGATACGACCGCACGCAGCAATGCCGCTTTTTCGGCACTTGATGCGCCACGCGGATAGGTGCCAATCCGCGCAGGCAGACCATAAACCTCAAGCAACTGGGCCAGATCGCCCAGCGCATAATTCTGAAACAGATAGGGCCATACCAACATGCGGTGCAGGCCCGAACGCGCCACATAACCGGGCTTCGCCTTATGCCGGTGCGACACCCAGCCAAGCCGCCAAAGCTCCGCTTCCTCGCCTTGCAGACCTTTAATCACAATCTTGTTCTGATCATGCTGGTCAAGCGCGAACCAGCTATGCGGGCGCAAGATCGGCTGACAAATCCGGCGCTCCTGGCCGTCACGATCCCAGGGCAGTTCGAGCTGCGCCCAACCATGTCCGAACGCTGATCCCATATCGACGACCAGATTCTCAACCTCGATCGAGGAGAAAACCTCGGAACAGAAATCCGCCGCCTTGCGTTCAAGGGCACTTGCACCATCCGGGGCCGATATCTGCCATTCGAGTTCGGCTGCGGCCTGACGGCGCTTCGCCATATCAGCCCCGATCTGTGGGTCTTTCTCTTCCATATCCTCAAACAGCTCGGACTGGGCAGAAAGATCGCCCTGTTCAGCCGCTTCAAGAATGCGGTGCAGTTTTTCCGGTGTCAGCCCCTTGGACGGATGGTTGGCAAACTCGCGTTTGAGCTGACCAACACGAGCCTCGCTTTCAGACTGGGTTTCTTCAAGCGCCCGCTGGTTTCCGCCCCAGATTTTCTTGACCATTGATTTCAATTTCACAACGCTTACTCCTTACCAGCCACCCGACGCGCCAAAGCCAAGATCAAATCCGTCATCGTCGTCATCGATATCCAATGAGCGACCGAACGGCCCGGCCTTGGCGGCTGCGGTGAATTCAATCGGCGCATTCTCGCCATCGGCGGCATTGTCCGCCATTGCCAGTGCAATAGCCGCGTCTCCATGCCGGTTCTGATCTTCGCCGGTTTTACCGTCGGGAATTTTTGGAATACCTTTGATGACCTGAAGTGCGCGCAAATCATCAACCACATCGCGATCACGTGGGATCGCAATCAGATCATCCTCGAACCGCGCCTTGAATTTTGGCATCACATCGAGATACCAGGATTGCGAGATCATGACGGCTTCAATGATCGACGCGCCGTACCGGTCGACCGCTCGCTCGGCCAGATACTGGCCATTTCCCCGTGCATCCAGTCGTCCGGCGCGCAAACGCGGCAGACGATCAACAATGTAAAACAGGATCTGTTCTTGCGACCGGAACGGAATATTCCGCAGTTCGACCAGGAACGGCACAACGCGCTTCAGGTTCGGCTTGATCGCCATTGGCGCAATCACTGTCAAATCGGCACTGCGTCCGAAATCCTCGCCAAACGCATGTTCATCGGTCCGGTCCAGCAACTTCAGCAAAGGTGCCATCTGGATTTCGCAAAATGCGTCGATCTCTTCCTTGCGTTGCTGGTCGTTCAGCTTGCGGAACGCGTCATCACATTCAAACCGGATGACCGGCGCGTCATACATTCGCGCTTCGATCAGCGACCGCGACAGATAGGCGCCACCACCGGATTTGGGAACGCAGTAATATTCCTCCAACGCATCTTCCTTGGACGCGGTACCGGCAAGCAGTTTTTCCTTCCAGGCTTTTTCGGCTTGCTCACTCCATTCAATACCCCGAATCTGGCAGATGCGCTGGTAAAGCCCTTGCGCACAGGCATCATCGAGCGTGATCCGGTGAATGCTATAGGGCTTCTTTCCGGCACGGGTATCTTCAATCAGCTCGTTGAACAGATGCTCGACACCATTGTGAGTGGAGATAATCCGGATCTTTGATCCCCACATGGTCAGCGCCATCGCCGCCTTCAGGACTTCATCAAGATGATCGTGGAACGCAGCCTCATCTATCGTCACGTTGCCCTGGCGACCACGCAGGTTGCTTGGTCGTGAGGACAGTGCCTGAATTTTAAACCCGCTTGAGAACCGGATATTGAAGGTTAGAATATCCTTGTCACCATCTTTAAGGATCTCTTCCTCGATCTCACCTGCCGCCTGGTCAAAGGCGCGCGCCCACATCGCACATGCGTCGATAAATTCAACCGCCATTTCCCGGTTCGATCCGACATAGAAATGATTACCACCACCGGCAGACTTCGATGCGCCCGCCGTCAAAACAGCATCAGCGGCTTCTGCCCAGGTCAGGCCTGTGCGTCGGGATTTCTCGGCCAGTTTGATATCGGATGTATCTGCAATCCAGTCGCGCTGGTATTTCAGCAAAACCTCGTCCGCGTCAAACTGCGACGGGTTAAAATCCAGGGGTGTCGGATTGATTTCAGCCTGTTCCATGATGCTTAGCCTACGCCCAAAATTTCGGCCTTGATCGAGTCAACAGCCGCACGCGACAAACCCTTGCCAGCCTTGGATGCGGCTTGTTCGACAATGTCTGCCGCTTTCTTCCGTTCTTCCGCTGCGATCTGTTCACGGACCTTGGTTTCAAAATCCTGATCCTGGCGAAGCGCCTTGCCCAGATCGGCAAGGCCCTTGCCCAGCATCATGACATCCTTGGCCGAAATCTCGGCACCGTCTCCGTCTTCACTGTCCTGGGCTTCCTGAAGCTTGATCAGAAGATCAAACACGAGGGTCCGGGTCATCTCGACCAGCAACCGACCTTGCTGCCCCTGAACCGCTGCCTCGCCAAGTTCGGTCGTGACGGCTTCCGTGATCTTGCGCGATTCACGCAGCCGTGCAGCCACCCGCTCAAAGTTCTGGCTATAACGTCCGACCGATGATCTGGAAATCTCGTAACCGCGCTTACCCAGCCAGTCGACAAGGCCATCAATCGAACAACGACCCGTCGCCATCAAATGACGAAAGTCCTTCAGATCATCTTCGGAAAGCTCGGTTTCGATCTTGGATTTCGAGGCCATGTCAGTTCCCCGGACCGGGGCGGGCGACACCGGCAACACGCGTATTACCCTTGGCCACATCAATACCGCGCTGGGTAATCTTTGCGGAATGAACGTCGCTCGAAATCTCTTCTACCGTGACCAGGCCAAGATCACGAAGCCATGCAAAATCCCCGCGCACCACGTCGCGCGAAGCACTAAACCCGAAATGGGCCACCACCGAGTGCATGACACTGTCATTGGCCGAATAACCGTTTTCTTCGGTAAGATAGCGCAGGATCGTCAGGCGGCGTTTTTCGCTGATGAAATCGGGAAAGCTCACTTTTTTGCTCCATTTAGCAGGTAATCCTCAATCCGGTTGAGGACACGTTCAAACCGGTCCTGGTTGTGCCCAGCCGCCTCAACACGCTCGACAAGCCCGCCAAGCCGCCCGGACAGTTTTTCCAGCGCCACGCTCAATTCGTGAATTTCCGTTTGTGACGGCATGTCTTCAAGGCGGGCTTCACAGCGATCTATTTTAAGGGTCGCCGCATCGACATGATTTCTCATTTCCCCGATATCACGGGAAAACACATCGGATAGCTTCTTCATGTCGGCTTCAAAATCCTCGCGTGTGACGAACCGCTTTTTAAGCGACCAGCCCGTCCAGGCGAAAAAACCCTGCAACACCAGCACGCACAACCAGCCATAATTCGATAGCATTTCCAGCGTCACAACCGGCTCCCCGTTTCCAATTCATTTTGACAATCAATACAGCGTAACGCCCCACTTAAAGCCTTGCGCCGCGCATCCGGTATCGGCTCACCGCATTCCACACAGTTTTCCAATACCAGTTCGGCAAACCGCACCCGGTGGCAGGCGAGTGATTGTGTGCGCAGCCGGTATTCAAGCTCCTGTGCGGCGTCAATGATGTCCCCCATCACTTTCTCCACGCCTTGATCACGCTGGCCACACCTTCGCTGGCAGCGGCCACCGTGGCCGATGTCGCATCCAGTGGCCGCCCGGCACGAATTTCCGCCTCAATCGCCTTGTCGCGCTCGCGACAGGCCATATACTTTTTAATCACGCTTACGCAGGCCCAAAAGGCGCCCAGCGCCGGTGCCCAGATCATTTCGGCGACTGGCTTGGCCTCGGCAATGCTGGCCCACACCGAAAAGCCCGGTAGCTGATAGCCAAAATAAAACCCGCCAATTTTTAACGCCCAATCGGCAACGGCGAGGAAAAACAGCGCCGAGATAGCATAACCAAACAGGCGAATAACCCCCATCGCCTGCAAAGCAATCTGCGGGCGCGCCGTAGCGCGGACATGGTCGGCATCGCCTGCGGTCAGGTTCATAAACCGCTGGGTATCGAGCTGCTGAAGCTGAATGATGCTGGCAATGATGCGGTCGCGCTGCTCGGGCGAAAGCGCGTCAACCTGTTTGACCAGCGCATCAGGCGTGGTGGCCGCCTCATCGCCGGTAACGGCATTATAAACCGCCCGTGCCCCGTCAAACAGCGCAGGGGCAGCAGAAAGGGCCGCAAGCAAAGCTCCCATAACACCTCCTTACGCATAAGCGCGGTGTAGCCACCCGCTGCGATATTTTTCAAATTTCGGCTTGGCAATAATCAGCCCGCGGTAAAACCCGGCAGTTTCAGACCGAAACGCCGTCATCGCCCCCCACTGATCAAGACCGAACAAAACCCGACGGGTCAGCGGACCAATAATGCCATCGTCCAGGATATTCTCGCCGCATGCACGACAGGCACGTTGCAGCAGCTTATGCGCCTGCCTGGCCCCCATATTGACCGCAAGATCAAACACCTTCGGCGCAATGCCGCCCGGCAGGTTCTCATAGCCAAACTTCACCCACCAATTGTCATGGTAGATCCTGATCGCGGTTTCACGCGGCATCTGGCGAATATCGTCGGCATCCACATCGCCATCACGGTCAAAATCGAAATCGTTAAAACCGTCATGATCCAGATCGATCTCGCCCAGCGAAATCAGATAGCGCAGCGAAATCCCGTAACGGGTCGCCCCACCGGGATCGGTGGCATCATTAACAAAACCGCCCTCATGTAAAAGGACGGTCTCTGCAGCCTGTAAAAAGGTTCTGGAATACATGAAATCCCGCTCCAAATTGCTCGAAGCAGGATGCGGGATCGACCTCAATCAGATTAGGGCGCAATCATTGCGCCCTATCATATGTACCGGTGTTAAAAGGAGGAAAAAAGGTCGCTCTGCCGCGTTGGCGTCGTGCCCGACTGCCAGTATTGCACGCTGCGCCGACTGACCTTCAGGCGCATCGCAATCCGTTCCTGACTCCACCCCTGTTCGCGCAACCACGCGGCAACAATCTTCTTGGCCAACGGGATTTCAATCCGCTCGTCCGCCAGATCCTTCACGATCTTTTCGGCGGCGTCAATCCCCACAATTTCCTGTAGGACCGAACCCTCGGCTTTCTGCGGAATTCGCAAACGCGATCCTCCCCGTTCAAGCGCAATCATAAGGGCGGCCTCGGTACCAGCCGCCTCTGCGATCTGGCTTAGCCCGTGAGGAAGAGGTGCGCTAACCAAGGTCGCCTCCCCAAACGAACAGTTGCCGTGCTTCGCATTCTGGTGGCATCGTTACAACGTTCGTACTTTGGGGAAAATTATGTTTTTTTGCTGGATAGAATCGCACCCGACTTTTGTTGGTGCTACAGCCTCTTTGTTGGTGGGGCTGGCAGCTATTGGCGGTGGTGCACTTGCGTATTTTGGAGCCCGCGCTCAGGCCAACGCCACCGAAGAACATACGAAGTCGCAAGAACGTCAACATGCGGAGCGTCGCAGAGAACAGGAAACGTCTTATGTAATAGCAATTTCTGTTGAAATCACTGATATCATCACACGAATAGTCTCGATTAGGCGTAGTATCGTACAAGATGCAAAAGTGTCCCGCCGACATGCGCGATTGCTTCAAAACCCAATTATCTTCAATCACAAGCCGGACGGAGTAGCTTTCTTCCCAAACGAATGTGCTCACATGGTCGTACGTTTCTACAACATAGTAGACACACAAAAAATCGCTATCCAAGAAGACACCGCACGATTGGCCCCTGGGCAAGCTATAGAACTGTCCAAGGAATTTGCAAAAGAACATGGACACGCCCTTGCCGTGATCGTGAAAACAGGTTTGTTGATCACGGATAAAATTGCCGAAATCCAAGACTTTATGCCCGACTATGAAGACTGGAAGAAATTTATCCTTACAGAATGTCCAATCGACGACATCAAAACAGACATCGACGAGAAGTGATGTTTCATTGCCAGGACGAGACTTATCCGTGAAATTTCCACTCCCCCCACAAATATGACACGGCCATATCCATAGCAGCCCTGTTCCCTCGCAAGCCGGACAGATGCGTTTTGTCATTACCGCACCCTCCTGGTGTCGCGCCAGACCGTGACCAGCACATGCAGGCGCACATCGTAAATCGCGATCAGCCATACACCACGATGACGCACGGGAATGCGATACCGACTGCGCCCGGACGCAAACACCGGCTCCATCCGGCGCAGACTGTCCTGAAGGCTTTCCGCCTCTGCCGGTGACAGGGCGATTCTTCGGGCACGCGCACGCTTGAGCGCATGCAAAAAGCAGTTCTTGCGGTGAATCAGAACCGCATCAACAGGCGCAGCGGGAACGGTTTGCATGGTCATTTTCCCCGTCCTTTGATCTCGCGCACCTGTTTGCCAAGCGCCTCAATAACCTGATCTGCCTGCGCATCGCTCAAAGTCCAATGCGACATCGCGACGGGACTGCGGACAAAATCCTGCACCCACCAGGCAAGGGAGCTTTGTGCACCATTCGGGGCAACAATGCGCCACTGCGCCTCGATCACCCGGCACCGGGGACGTTCAACAAGCCTGCCAAACTCGATCGGATAGGACGACCAATCGACACCCGCCGCCCGCGCAGCCCAGGCTTTCAAAGCCTCAATCACCTTAAAGGCCCCGTCATCAGACAAGAACCGCGCATCATCGACACCGGCCTGTCGTTTGATAAAGGCTGCGAGAGCCCTTTCAGAGGGGTCTGAAACCACCGCAAGATGGTAAAGGGAAATCCATAGCGCACGGATTTTGCGTGCGCTGTCGCCGTCGGCCAGCTGGGCGCGACCGGCCCGTGCCGGGGCTTTGCGTTTCGGCTTGAAACCCAGCGATTTGAAATGCTCGATCAGTTCGATCAGTTGTGCTGTGCCAAGCTGGGTCCGGCTGGTTTTGCCAGCGAATTGCCGGGCGATAATGTCACGATAGGCATCGTCATCAAGGCCCAGCGCCTTCTTCGCCACTTCGATCTTGCCATACAAACGGCGGCGATAGGCATCAACCGGCTTTTTCGGTTTTGCTGTGGTTTTGCGAAGGGCGGTCATGACCCGGCACCTCCACCGGCCAGTACTTTCTGGCGCTCTCCCGCAACACCCTGACGGAATTCAACATTGCTGCCATCAGCCATCCCATCGACCAAAGCCCCGTAATCATGGTTACGTGCCTTGGTGCTAAGATCCCTGCCTTTCATGCTCCGCAAGCCATCACCAAATTGCTTTGCCTCATAGGCTTTAATGGCTTTGGCTTCCGTCTCTGTTCTGGAACGCGGTGTTATTTTGTCAGAGACGGCCTGTACCCAGCCACTGGCATACATATCACCCCGGCGCACTTTGGTGTTGCGTTTCAGGCGTTTATTCAGGCTGCCAATATAGGCCGTGCGGCTTTTTGTCAGCTGCCGCTCAAGCACTTCGTAGGTATAAGCCGCTACCTTGGGGCTGGCATCAGTTCCATAAAATTCAAAGCGTGCTCGCCATTTATCGCCAAGATAATAGGGCCGATACACAGCTGCCACACCGAACGCCAACGCAACCATGCGTGCAAGCATAACAATATGCTTCGGCGGCACCCGGCCTGCGCGGCTATCCGCTGTGCAGATGCTCACATCGCTAATGGCGACATCATCATGGCTGACACCATATTTTTCCATCAACTCCTGGGCACGGGCCAACGCGGCTGCCGCCTCGTGCGGGTTGTCAGATTGCGCCAGCGCCAGACAGGCACTGATCTTGCGCAGAATATCTTCATGCCTGGTCATTCGTACCTCCCGGTTTTTCGGACTTGGTTGATGTTTCAATGAATTGCTCAAGCGGCTTCAAAGGCAGGTTTTTGGGGCGCTGTTTCGTGGTCACAAAACGGGAGAGATACTCCCTTTGCGCCCGGCACCATGCCTTGTAAGGCCAACGCCGTCGCTCGCCGTAGGGATAGGCCTCGCGCACTGCCTTAACCCGTTCGGGAAAGGGCAAATCCGCAGGAAGGGCCACATGAAGCTCTGCAATCACCGCTCGCGCATCGTCGTACCAAGAGCCGCTCATAATGCCCTCGCTTTCAGCAGCGCAAAATCAATGTCGGGTGTGAAAAAGCCGAGCTTTCCCTTGCAGGGCACAAAATCCAGCGGTTTTGGATCGGTCAGAACAAAGCCGTAGGGACCGTAAAACCACGGGCTATCCAACGATGTGACCAGATCGGTCAGCGTGACCATACCAACAATACCACCTAGGGGGCTGTGAGGATGATCCGCAATGAAGGCCCGTCTTTCTGCCGTTGTGCCGTCAAAGGTGGCGCTAGCATGAATCAGAAACGGCCCGCGAAACCGGGTAAGCCAGGAACGGTTTTCGACCCTCTTTCCGTCAAACAGAATGTGATGCGCCCACGGCTGCCGGATCGAAAGTGCGCAATTGGGAAAATGGTTTTTCATGCCACCTCTCCAAACTTGTCGGTCTGGTTGCCCCATGCAGCCCAGCCCTTGCGTTTCTGACGGGCGAAAAGTTCCAGATACGGCCCGTCAAACATCGTTTCGATGCGGTCATACTGTTCGTCGGGTTTGCGGGAATGTTCACGGCGTGGCGCTCGAATTTCATCGTCGGGCCACCAATCAATCCAGTCGCGCACGGAATGAACCCCGACAGGCACACGCCCCATCCCGAACAGATCATCGGGCAAGGCTGATTTAAGCGATGGATTGCCCTTGGCGCACATCAGGCAGGGCTCAAGGTTCTTGCGCGTGCCATAACCGGGACCAAAAGCATATTTGCCGGTTTCAGGGTTGTATTTGCGCCATTCCCAGGCGAGCCCGGCAAAGGTAAAGCCCCAGCCGGTAATCATTTCCTGCCAATGCGGCATGGTTGGCCATGTGACCCACAAAAACAGCACGCAATCATCGGCACACAGGGCACTGACCGGCATTTTGGCAATCTGCTCAAAGCTCATGCAGTCATAATGCGCCTTGGCGTTTTTCGCTTCTCCCTTGGCTGACCAGTTATCAAAGCTCACCGCCGGGTCCGCAAGGATCACACGAAATCCCCCCGTTGGTCGCAAATTGACAAACTCTTTGATCAACTGGTTATTCATGACGACGGGTCGCTCCTTCAAGGGATAGGCGGCTCACAGTGGCAACGAGTTTCTGCCAGTTCCCACCGGCCTCGATGTAAGCCCGAATCAACTGTTCAGGGTCGGCAAAGGCTTCGGCGCTAAAAGCCTCTTCCTTACCGGCACTCAACACTTCATTCGCATGATGCAGGGCTGTTAAAAGACGGCCCCGCGCGGCTGCTCCACGCGGTCGATCCCCGCGCACAAACCCGGCAGCAACCATCGCCAGATCGGCAAGAGCAGCGCGTGCATCCGGGTTTGTGCGTGGGGTTTTGGTCATTTCAGGCGGCTTTGTCTTCTTCCGGGATATAGAGAAAGTCGAGGATGGCGTCGTACCAGTCGGTTCCCTCAAGCTCTTCGCTAGACTCGTTAAAAAACGAGCCATCGGGTGACTTGCCTATGAACTTGCCGTTCCAGCTTGAATAGGTGATGAACATATGTTCATCGGCGAACCGGCCAAAAATAGTGATCCAGTCTCCACCATCGTCATAACGCGAGGTATCGACTTCGAAACCGGCTTTGGTACAGGCGGCCAGCACCTGTGTATGGTTCAAATAGCCCTTGAATTTCTTCATCATTCGCTCCTGATTTTGCGGGGTGGTGCGGCGGGCCATTCCGGCCAGCCTTTCGGCCTTGACGGTTTCGGCAATAACGCCCTCATCTCCGCTCGCCGCCGCACCAAGGAACAGGCTTCCACCTGCTCGTTGCTAAGGCGGTGAACCGGGGCCAAACCAAAAGCTCGTAACAGGTTTGGGTGGCCCCGGTTTTCGCCTTCAGGCCCCCCGCACTTTGCGGCGCGGTACCCGAAGAAACCTTTTGAACTGGGTGATGGCCTGCTTTTCACCGGCATAAACTTCGGCGGGGATGCCAGGCACCCGCCGAATGTTACCGATGCGCCAGCGCAGGATCGCTTCCGGCCCTGACATCAACAGCGTTGCCTCAACCGGCATCTCGGGCGCGATGTGAATATCCCCGCTGCCATAGCAATAGGCATACATCACGCAGCCTCCGTTTTTGCCGGTTTCCGATTGATCGCCCGTTCGGCGAACAGCGTATCAACCAAACGGGCTTTCTTGCTGCGATCCGGGGCAAAACCGCTTTGCGCTGCAACGCTCACCGCACCTTTGGCCGACCGGGCGATCACGTAAACCAGCGCCTGATCAACCAGTTCGACACAAAACACATCCCGCGCTTTAGACTTGCTCATGATCAGGCTCCGCAAAGAAATCCACCGGCAGGACCAGTTGAACAAACGGTTCCGAACGCCCCGGCACCCCGTCGATCTGTTCGGCGGTAATACGCTTGCCCGAGAACTGCTTGCCCTGGTAACTGGCGGGCAGGCGCGAAAAGGTAATCTGGGCAATTTTGCTGCGTTTGGGCTGTTTCAATTCCCACCCGCGAGAAACCTCGCTTAACCGCAACTTTCCCTGATGCTCCGCCGACCCCCAGCGCGCCAGATAGTGATGACCAACGCGCAGCTTCAGGCGCTTGACGGCACCCTCACCAAAGCGCAGCACCACCATCTGGCATTTGCGCATGCTGCGGGTCGAAATCACGATCTCATCCGGCTCGATCGACACAGGTGCATATTTGGGCGGCGGGGCAATCTCTTCGAAAGACATCCTTCAATCCTCCTCGATCAGCGCCGCAACCAGCTTGTCAACGTCACTGTCCTGCGGCTTGACAATGACGACATCGGTGGCATCGACCACCGAAACGCCAAGGCGCTTCAGGTCTTTTGCATTCATGTTGGAAAGGGCGGATTTGACCGGCTTTTCGGTGGTTTTGATCAGCGTTTTGGCGCTGTCGGGAAACAGCTTGCGGATCGCACTGATCAGCTGGTCATCATCGGGGCATTCAAGACGGCCCGGCTGCTTGGCATAACCAACCTTGATGCCCGCAAAAGTGCGCGATTTGGGTTTTTCAAACAGACCTGGCGCTTTCGTGATCAGGGCTGAAAGTTCGTGCTCATGCTCGCGCACACTCTCAATCTGTTTGCGGATCATGCCCATATAGCGGGCCTTAACCTTATCGAGGTCTTCCTGCAGGGCCTTGACAGCTTCCTCAAGCTCTGCACGCGCGGCGGCATAGCCCTGCGTTTTAAGTTCAATCTCTGCCATCGTAGTCATCATGGTGGTCATTGGGTCTTCCTTTGCAGGGTCCGCAAAAAGCGCACCTGTTGAATGAGGAGGCGAATGAAGGGAATGCGCGACCGTTTCATGCGGCACCTCCGGGACCAGGCGTCAGGTCATGGCGCAGCGCCCGGCTTGTGCGGCGATCCGCAAGATTGACCACCTGTCCCCGCGCCACACCGCGCTCAATCGCAAGCAGGCTGGCCTCGCCCACAATCAGCGGCCCGTTCGTTTTCTCATAGGTTTCAAACCGGTCAGCGAGCTCCTGCAGGTTGGTCAGCAGAATGTCGGTGGTCGCCGCATCAAGGCTCAACTTGCCCCCGGTCTGGTGCGCCATCTTGCGGAGCGCCGCAGTCACATTTGCGAGTTTTTGACTAAGCATGACGTGCCCCCTTACGAACCGCTGGAAACGAAAGAGGATGAATGCTTGTCGTAGGCCATCTTGATATGCTCAATGGTGCGCGGTACCCCGGCACCCACTGCCAGCATGGTGGCCAGTTGCAAGGTTTTCATCATCCCGCGCAGCGCACCCGGTTTGCGGGCGATGGCCTTCAACACCCTGATTTCTTCCTTGTCGGTAATGCCCCATGCTTTCACCAGTGCGCACATATCTTCCGCACGCGGTTGCGACTGGGTAATACGAACCCCGACACGGGAGAAAAGCTGGGCAAAGCCCGCCTTGCGGCCATTGCCTTCCAACCGCGCATAAACCTGTTCGTTACCGACCAAAGCCACACCGACCGTCCCGTGCGCCCGGTCATAAATTGACCGCACCTGGTCAAGGGCTTCTGTTGTCAGATGCTGCGCTTCATCAATAATGATCAGGCCCTTGGTGCCCTCCACCCGGCGGCAAATCGCCTTTGCCAGCCTCGCAGCATGCTTTTCGGTCACATCCATGACCTCGGCCAGCTCGACCAGCAGGCCGTGTGTCCCCTTGGAACTTGGGTCCATCGTTGCCAGCCATACATTGCGATTGGTTCGGGCATAATGCTCGCAGGCGGTCGTTTTACTGATCCCGGCACCCCCGGCGATAATCACGATCTCCGGCAAAATGTGTCCAAATCGCAGCGCATCGATAAATTCGCGCGTTGACGGCGTTTCGATATAGTCGGGCAAACGCGGCGTGCGTGTCGCAGCTTCCTTTTTCTCACCAAGGCTCGAAAGCCATATCTGCACTTCGCCCGCCACACGGGAGTTGTTGCCCGCATAAGTGCCCTTGAACCAGCCAGTAAAGGTGCCGTATTTGATCCCCGCCAGGCGCGAGACATCAGCCTGGCTATATCCTTCGGCCTCCATCACCGCCTGGCAGGATGCGCGGATTTCTTCAATCTCCGCATCACTAAATGTCTGATCTGTTCCAGCAGATGTGTTCATGCTATTTTCCTTTTGGTCCTTGTTGATCACGAGGGCGCGCTATGCTTGGCGGCGGCGCGCTCTCACTCTTCCCGACCACCCTGCAAAATCTGCAGGCCAGCGCGGAAATTCCTTGAAAACTCTTCCTGTAAATCCTGATTTGAAACTGGCGCGGCTTCGGCCTGTCTGGCCAGATTACCCGTTACCATTCGCACCGCTGCCGGTTGCGGTGACGGGGTTGTTTCCTCAAGGTCAGGCAGAAGCTGCATGTATTCGTCGATCGACAAGGTGCGTTCGATCTCGGCAGCCTTGCGCGTCAAATTGATAAAGGCCCGACGCTTGCGGTTATGCGCCCGCGCTGCATTGCGGTCAGCAAAACCGCTGGCCTCCCAAAGCTCGACCTCGCCAATAAAGCTGCCATCAAGGCGATAGGCAAAAACGCTCTCATGCAGGAAATCCGGGTCAAACCGCACCATGATCGGCTTGCCGATATGCTCATGCAGACAGTCGGACCAATAGGTATTCCCCATCAGTTCGATGCGGCCACTGCGCTTGTCCGTACGGATCTGTTCGGCAGCCAGCAGGCACATGCGCAGCTGCTCGGGGGCGGCCTTGCGGATGACCGAGTTGGCGTAGCTTTCTTCAAATGCCTGGTCAAACGACCGGATACGCCCGCAAACGCGCGTATTGCGTTTTGGTCTGGCATTGTGCTGGCGAATGCCTTCACCCACCACCTTGAGGAATTCATCAAGCGGGATCGCCCGGCTGGCATAATCTTCCGGTTTTGCCATTGGGCTATTGCCGGTATAGGCCCCCTGAAAGGCCGGGTGCTTTGCAATGTGATCGCAAAAATCCCTGAACATGCGTTCAATAGGCTTGGATTGCCCTGAATACGGGGTCGTCCAATGAATATTCACGCCCAGCGCGGTCAAAATGCCGCTTGGTTCCTCGGGCTTGACCTTGAAGCGAAACCGGTTCGGTGTTCCGCCGGTAATGCACTTGGCGGCAAAGCCGCGACCGTTATCCAACCAGCAATGGTCAGGAATGCCGTAATCGCGGAACAAATCGCCAAAGGCCAGGCGCACCAGATCGGAATTTTCCGATTTATCGACCCGCCATGCCACGCATTTGTTGGAATACAAATCCTGTATCGCAATCATCATCGGGCGGGTGACTTCCCCATCCGGGAATTTCACAAACACATCCCAGTTGTGACCGTCGATATTGACCGCCTCCATCGCATGGAACTCGGTACGATCCCGCACCTGCGGCGGATACATCATTTTGAGTTTTTCGCTCCCCTCGCGCAGCAAAACACGCACCGGCTCGGGAATTTCACTCATTAACCGGCGTTCAAGGGTGCGGGCAGCGGGGATCGACCAGCCATGCTCTTTCGCTGCCCTTTCAAGGCGCAAATAACAGGCCGTAAAGGGGGGCTTCGACAGGCGCAGGAAGTCAGCTTTCAAAAACTCCCATGCCATCGGGTCACAGGGCACTGTTTTCGTGCGCCCGGTATGGCGCGGGCAAAGGGCAGGCAGCCAGTCTTTCCGATCAAGCCCCTCCACCATTTTGAACCAATTATAGACGGTGGAAACGCCAACATTTTGCTGGGCGGCAACGATGTAAACCGCCTGGTCTTTTGATAATGCACCGCGTTGCAGCGCACAGACCGCCTCAAGGATCGCAAACCGGTCCCGCGCTTTCTTGCGACGTTCTTCGGGAAGGCTCTCGAACCATTCCCAGTCAACACGATTTTCCGTGACGCCACGTTCGCCGCGCGCCATGTTCTCTTTTTTCTTCCGCGCAATCTCGCGCCTTTGCAGCTCTTTTTGGGCAGAAATCGGAAACAGCGTCCAATAGTATTCCCAGCCGCCACCGCTAGCCTTTCGTTTACGAGCCAATTCCGATCCATTGACCGTAATCGCGTCCCGCCAGCCATGTTTTTGAACAAGTATGTTCACTCCGCGCACGGTCTCGGGGATGCCCGGAAGGTTCAACGATGCGATTTCGGCTGGCGAGTACCATTCCTGCATCACGCCAACCCCTTCCACATCTGATATTCAGCATCTGCCATTGCCTGGGCCTTGCGGGTCCGCTCCTGCCATGCCAGATGGCGCAACCCGTGCAGGTCGCGCTTGGGCACCACAGCCAGTCCCAGCGGGTCAAGCTCGGTACCAATCACACGCGCGTCTTTCGTCACGGCAACCAGCGCAATGGCGCGTGCCAGGCTGATATTGTGGTCGCCACGTGCCTGTGTGGCATAGGCGTCCAACATCGCCTTGGATACCGGATGCCCCAAAAACGCGCTCATGGCCGATGCCAGCTCTTCGCGGCTCACCCCGGACTCCCGCATGACCTCCGCCACCATACGGCTGATACGCGCAGCAACATTACTGGCTCGAATACGGCTTTTATCCTCAAACTGCACCCCAACTTTGGGCGGCTCCCAGTCTGTGAAAAGGTCCAGCGTTCCGCCATCTTCCCTACGCTTAACCATTACGCGACCTCCGCCATATCAGGCCCGGCAAGAAGGGCGCTCAAAACCGCCCGGTCGCCTTGTGACAGGCTGGCGACAAAATCACGCCTGACCGGTGCACCGGCGTGCCGCCAGGCATCCATCAGTTTCTTTAATTGCTGCAGGGCCGGGTCCGGCACTTCTGTAGGCCTGCCACCAACCCGCGCAATCGCGGCCTTGACTGACTTCACCCCCGCATCCTCGCGCAGGATCAAATCAACAATTTTCGCCTGTTGTGCCGGTTCCTGTTTGGCCAGCAGCAAAAGCTCATTCTGGTTTTTGGAAAATGCCGTTCCGGCTAAAGACTTGCGAATTTCCGGCGAAATTTTGCGCGCAATCGCCACCGCACGTTCGATGGTGCGCGGATTAAGACCGGTCTTTTCCGCTGCATCCTGGCTAAACGACATCGTGTCGCTCTGCCTCTTTTTTCCGCCGGTATGCTGATTACCCTTATCACCACCATTCTTTGTTTCAGGGTGCAGCGCCTCGTAAACCGATTTGCGCTCTGCAAGGAAAACCGCGCGATCAAGCGGGTTCAATTCATGTCTTAAAAGGTTCTCATCAATCTCAAAAAGACGCGCCTGCAGGTCTGACAGATTGTCGTGCACCTCGGCGGGAATTTCCGTCATGCCAGCCAGTTTGGCTGCCTCCAGCCGGTGTGCACCGGCCATCAGCGAATAGCTCGGGTGCAAGTCTCCCTTTTTGAAAAACTTGCGAACCGCAATGGCCTGCAAAACCTTTCCGCTTTGGCGCATGCTTTCCGCCAATACGGTTACGTAATCAGCATCAACGGCACGTAACCGTTCTCCAACCTCAATTGCCGATATTTCAATCATTTGCGACATTCAGAACCCCTTAAGAGACTTAAAAAACAAATTAAGAGACCGGCGGCGGCGCGGGGGATGAGAGGGGGATTTCACGCTGCCGCCGTTTCCCCTATGCTCGGCAGCGACCAGACAAACCGCTCACAGGGGAATTCATGAAATAGTCAGGCAAATCACCACCGTTCACGCTGCTTCTCCTTTTAGACAGTGACGCAGGCGGGGCCGGGCATTATAGTTCTCGGCAGGTTGAGGCTTGAGGCGCTCACCTGTGCGACTGTCAAACCGTGAGGGCCAGATTTTGCAGGCAGAAAGGCCCAATGCGTCTGCAATGGCCGCTTCGCCTTCTGCATGCGGCACCCGTGCTGCTTTGCAGGCTGTATCGGTCGGGAGTTGGTACTTCCGGTCAATATAGGCGAAGGTCATCCCCTTACGGTTCAGTAGAAACCTGATTTCCTCTGGTTGCTTGTCGCGCAGACGCGCCATTTGTCTTTCCTCGCTCCGACCAGCCCCGCCAGGCTGGTTTGTTTTGAGTGTTTAATTTCAGGAACAGGAAAAACATAGGCCGAGTTTTATCGTCTTTCAACCGAAAAATATCGTTCCATCCTGATTTGTAACGGAATATCTCGGTTAATTCGGTCAAGTTATTGAAATAAAAAAGAATATGCCAAAGATGGAACACGAGAAAAAAGATGGAAAACAGGTTCCAGCCTATAACATAGAGCTTGGAACCCGGATTTCCTCGGTCATAAGACAATTTAAAAGTTTAAAAGAAGCCGCATCTCACGCCGGAGTGACCGATGAAACTCTGGCGGCATGGAGGGACGGCAAAACAGAACCGAAATTTATCGGTTTGCAAAAGCTGGCTGTTGCAGCAGGTGTTAGTCTGGACTGGCTGGCATCCGGCATTGAGACACTTCCAGAACAGACGACGCAGAGCCGCAAAGACACCGACACAGTGCTCGTACCGCACTATGATGCCCGACTTGCGGCGGGGGACGGGGCGTTAAATGGCCGGTCAAACATCATTGGGTACGTTCCGTTTTCACGGGATTTTTTCCACAAGAAACTCGCGGGAATCAACCCGGACAGGCTGATTATCCTTGATGTTGCGGGCGATTCGATGGAGCCAACCGTAAGCGACGGCGATCAGGTGTTGATCGACACCAAACAAAAGGAACTGACAGACGGCATCATGGCCTTCATACTGGGCGAGACCGCGCACATAAAACGTCTGCGCCTCTTTTTTGACGGGCTGGAAGTGATTAGCGACAATCGCTCCCTCTACCCGTCGCAGCAGGTAACGCGCGAACAGATGTCAAATGTAAAAATCATCGGTCGCGCCCTTTGGGTGGGGCGTTTTCTTGTCCGATAGATCGGGGGAAATCAGCGGTGAAATTTCTTAAATATGCCGTATTAACAGCCACTTGCTGTCTTTTTGCCGCACCGGCTTTTGCCAAACAGTCAGGCATCAACCAGTGGAGTGCCTCTGAATCAAAGGATGCCATAACGGACGAACTTCTTGTTACCGCCGGTATCGCAGCCCCCGAAGGGGTTCAATTGCTGTTCCAGTGTTCACAAGGCCATTTTGTTGCTGTGATTGTCGGCTACCTGCAGAGCGTGAAACTGAAACTTTTGTCAATGGAGGACACTTTGCCAGTCGCCTGGCGCATTGACAAAGAGCCTGCGGTAACGGAGACATGGATCACCTTGGGAAAGGATGCTGCCCTAGCCTCGCTTGACGCCACCAATTTTGCTTTTTCGATTTTAAAAGGCGGCGACAAGCTAGTGTTTCGCGTTCAGGACATCACATCGACCGTGCCCTTAAAAGGGGCCGCAGAGCAGATTTCCCTCCCACTCAAGGCCTGCAACATCAAACCGTAAAAGCATTTTAAGAACCCGTTCAGAGGCTAATCCCCGACTTTTGATAGCCAATTGTTAAAGCAGGCCTGACTACAAAATCATTTGGCGAAACACCCCCGAACGGGTCTGCCTCCAAAAACAAAGAGACGCGCCGCACATTCCCGCACGTCGCACCAAAATCCCCGTTTTCCCGCCATCTATCCCGCAACGTCCCGCCTCATCCCACCATATCCCGCCTCTCTCTAGGTTCTAGTGTCGGTTAACACCCGTTTTTCTTTGCGTGAATCCGGTATTTCCAGACCGGGCGGAATGTGGCGCAAACTTGCGATAAAAAGCCGTTAAATGGCCTTTTCCTGATAATTTTCCTGCCCGATTTACAGGGCATCTTCATAACTGTCAGCGATGCAAACCGATCAGGCGCCCCTCCCTCGCCAGTTATCGGTAACTGCCCCAAAAGGCCGTTCCCCCCAACGGCAGTCCTTCTGGCAGAACATCCATCGCTGACCGGTCTCCCCAAGACCATCTGTCCCCCAAACGGGGTGGGTTCCCCCGACCCACCCCGTTTTCTTTTGCCTGATTGCAAGATCGTATCGCGCAGCGTTGGATTAAGGCGCACCCAGACGGCCGCCAGCTCGCGCTACAATGTGCGCGAATTGGGAAGCGTGTGTGACACGCCTGTGGCTGCTGATTTGTTTGATTGGCGCACACGCCGATCTGAGGGCAGGGGAGGATAGGGGGGATAGAGCGCTGGAGTCGCCTCCAGCCGTTCAGGTACCAGTAAGCTGTGTTTGCACCAGCAGGTGTCAGGGCGCGATGTGTGGGCTCGTATGCGTGCTTAAATGCCATGCCGATAACCGGCATGACGAATGCCAGCCCACGCCTTGGCCGTCTTTGGCGTCTGTCCCCGTCGTGCAGTGTGCGTCAAGCTGGTAGAAAGCTTGTTTGCAGATAGGTCTGGTAATCGGTGCTGAAAATGGGGGTGGGCTGGGTGCGGCCGCGCACGGTGACTTCGCCGCGCCGGGTCCAGTTGCCATTACCGGAAAGTTCCTGGCAACTGGCAACCGTGGCCTCGGATGCCAGAATATAGGTGCCATATTGCTTGTTTAGCGGTTCCAGGCGGGCCGCGATATTGACCGTGTCGCCATGTACCGTGAAGGTCAGCCGGTTTTCACTGCCAATGGCACCAACAATGATGTCGCCGGTATTGATGCCGCAACGGGTTTTCAGTTTGCCGCCGTGGCAGAACGTAAATGTCTCGCACAGGCGCTGGATTTCAATTGCGGTTTTAACCGCACTTTCGGCATGGTTGGTATCGGGTTTCAGGGCGTTAAAGGTAATCAGCATTGCGTCGCCCTGAAACTGGGTGATAACGCCGCCAAACTTTTCGATCACCGCACTGGTGGCGGCAAAATATTCATTGAGCATATGGGCCAGTTCGGCCGGACGCAGATTTTCCGAAATGGTGGAAAAACCTTCAATATCGGTAAACATGATGGTTGCGTTTACGGCTTCGCCATCGCCGGGGCGAATCTGCTGATCGGCGTGGGTGATGCGGTCTGCCACCTCGCGCGAAACAAAACGCGACAGGTCACGCACGGCGATTTCCTCGCTTACCGCGCGCTTGAACGACCTCTGGGCACGCAGAACGGCAATCGCCAATACGCCCGAAACCATGGCAATGGAAATGATCTTGTCGATCTCTGCCCCGATCAGAATCGAGTTCGAGGTTAGATAGGTGACATAGTCACGTGTGATCATGCTGTGTCCGCCCTCGCTCCAGAGGACGTAAAACACCAGCACCAGCCAGCCAAGTGCCGCACTGGCCCCGGCCAGAAGGATATAGCGTGGATCAAACCGCAAAGCGCGCAGGGAAATGAAGATGTAAACATACATCATTGTCGGCGCTTTCAGATAAAAGCTGGCGGGCTGCATATACTGGATATGGAAGCTCCAGATCAGCACCATCAACAGGCTGATATCGGCAATGACAGACAGGGTCAGAACCCAGGATGGCAGGTGAATGCGATAGGACAGAGCCAGCCTGGCAAACGTGACAAGGAAATAAAGGCTGAGCGCCCAGGGGACAGGGTGGAAACCATCGCTCATGGCGGTTTTGGGCGATACGGCATAAAGGGTGCCAAAGATGGTCACCAATAACAACTGCACCCAGCCGATAAGCTGTTCGCTTTCGCGCTGTTGATCCCGGATGGCGTTATTTACCCGTTCCGGAAGGCTGCTTTCCGGTGCCCTGCCAAACAGAAATTCGGCGATGTTATTTTTCAT